ATCCCCGATGATGAAAAATCAAAACTATCAGTGGATCCGTAACCTACTCCAGTATCACCAGCGCCAGATGGATCGTTTCCTACTTCGCTTTCGGTAGGTCCTGGACTGTAGTCGGTAAAACTTTCTCCAAGTTCCACTAGTAAACCCCTTTAAATCCAGTTCCACTTGTAGCGGCTCCCCCACCACGAGCTACACCACCTAGTTTCATTTTCATAGTGCCACCTTTTTTCTTAAAACCCATTTTGTTTCGAACTTCTGTAGGTAGCTTTGGTAATCCTTTGTTCTCGGGTGGTATGTCTTTAAGACCGCCCATGGCTTTTTTTATTTCTTTGATGGCTTTTTCGTTAGCTTTAGCAGTTTCCATACTAAATTTTTCATTCAGAGACTTTGTTTTGTCTGCTCTAAACGGATCCTTCTTAGGTTTCATTTTAGGTTTTTCTACCTCTTTTTTCTTTGCAACTATTTTAATAGGCATGTAATTCTCCAATACTGTTGATCCACCATCTCTTCGTTTCTTACCCTTATCGATAAGACCTTTCGCCTTATTGTATGATATTCCCATGTCATTTGCAAATTGTCTTATTCTTGTCATTTCTTTTTTCTCCTTATGCTCTCTTTTCCAGCTTTAGCAATTCTAACAACTTCGTTCTTTCCCATCACTTTTGCTCGTTGCTCCATGACTGTAAGGATCTGTATCTTTCTCGCAAAAGGCTTGTTGACTCTTTTAACTTTTGCAACCGTTGCTCTTGCGTCTGCGGGCGTAGCGAACTTGATTCTAACGGTGTCTTTTGGATTCTCATCCGTGTATAAACGTCTGTCTGAACCCTTTGGTTTTTTACCAGTTCCAACTTTAGGATCTTTCTTTTTCATACTCAATTCCCTCTATAGGGGTGGCACACATAGGACATTTATATGTGGTAAGTTTTACAACACCTGCAAAAGGTATCGGTTCTTCTGTTTCTGTTTTAGTATAAGCTATTTTATGTATGTAACAAATATCATCTTCCGACACTGCGTCTAATTCCCTCTACATGTTTACGATAAAAATAATTACCTATCTTATTAAAAAACTTAAATAACTCTAAATGTATTCTTGTCATTTCTTTGTATCCGTCTTTTTCATCTTATCATAGCTTCTCATTCCGCCAATTCCTAACATACCAAACATCAGAGGCATCATCACGGACATATCTGCTTGTGGTATTGTAATACCGAAACCAGCACAAATTGGTGCTACCATGTAATTTATACCAAGAGATAGACCTGAAATCCAGCCAATCAAGGGTCTCCAACTTGACTGAAACCAGTTGCCTTTGGCATCTTCTTTCAACACATCTATTTGAGCAAGTGCCAATTCCTGAGCATGTTTTTCAGACATGGTGGCTATATCGTGAGCCAACTTTGCCTTCTGGTCTGCATCTGGTATAAACTTATCCAGTAGGCCTGTTACTGGACCTATCAGTGCTTGTAACATTATTATCTCCTTTGTGTTCGTGACCCATCCAAATACCGAAAACGCCTGTCATAACACCCATGACAACCGATACAAAAGCTGATTGTGATGCTGTAGGATCATCTAATGCCATAAACCACTCTGCACATCTCCACGACATTGCCGTACTTACAAGCATCATCAGTCTCGGAAGGATCTTCCATTTTAAAAAAGTCTCTACAGTCATTGTATTAGTAACTCATTCAAACCAAAACCTTCTAATAAGATAAGAGTAAAAAACAATAATAAAATTCCACCTGCTATTAGCTTACCAGAAAAATTTGTTGATCCAATCTTTATTGCAACAAATTCATTACTTAAGATTCTTAAAGACAACTCAAAGCTATTTTCGTCAATCTTTACGTTTATTGGTTTTTTATCTTCTTGTTTCAATCTTTAATACTCCTCAAACTTTCCATGACTCGGTCTATGTCGGGCTCTTCTCCATTCGGATCATACAAACATTTATATTTTTTAGGACACCAACTCTCTATCATCATTGTAAATGTTTTATTACCGCCTTCATAGATACATGCTTTTTTTTGTGTATACTTTGACGTAATTCTTTTCTTAAGTCTACAAGTTGTATACTTTTTTGGATCTGGTTCACGCCATGTTTTCTGTTGTCTTGTATAATCTCTGGGTGTAAATTCGTAAGCTCCTCTTGCTTTCTTAATCCAAATACTGGCAATCAATACTGCAAACGCTCCGATCAGAAGTGCACAAACAAGCCATCCAATAGCCTCACCTATCTGTCTTCGAAGTTGTTGTTGCTTGTATATTGTCTGTTGTCGTTCTTTTCTTATCTGACCTTCCATAGCTAAAAGATCATTATAGGCTTGTGGGCCATACGTCATGTTCAAAAACATCTTGAGTTCGTACCTTTGTTCCTCAAGTTTCTTCTTGGCTGCATAAGCAGAGAGAGCTGCTTCCTCAATAGATCCAGCTTTGAAAAGTTTACCAAACAACGGAGGATTTTTTGCTTGTTTTTCAGCATTATCAACATCGGATACAGCTCCCATCCATCTACCGATATCTCCAGACATTTGTTCTATATCTCTACCGACTGCAAATCCCTTCTTGATTGCGTCAAATGCTTTGGAAGCTACGCCCATAGCAAGAGAAATAGTGACTGGATCCATCGTTACCTACCTTTTAAAGAGGCCTGCGTATTTATCCTATAGATATTTACATCGTTTCTATCATCTGCGATCTGCTCTTGAGTTTTAGTCCTTTGTTGTGCCAACTCATACGCTTGTTGTAGTTTGGCAGCGTCAATTTGAAAGTTCATCATGTCATTTATGGACTTTCTTTGCAGTTCTGCGGTGTCGTTCTCTAATTCTTTCTCTCTAATTGCTACAAGTGGGTCTGGTTTCTGTGCTGGTTCGATAGCAGGCATAATTTCTTTCAATATTTCACCAATTTGTTGTGAAATCGCAGCTTCAACAGCTTCTGGTGCAATTTGTGGTGGCTGTTCACCTCTTTGTATAGCTTCTTGCATCATTGTTTGAAAGAATTTAGTCACTTGATCTCTTGCTAACGCACTAACATGCTCTTGAACATGAGATTGTAACAATAAGAACCCTTGTGGGTTGGCTTGTGCCACCATATTTGATAAGAACATAGCATGAACCATCAAATGTGCCTCGTGATCTTGTTGTGGGAACACTTGAAGTGGTGCACCTTTCATAGAATTTGCGTTTTCTGTCGCTGGATCTACTGGTTGAGGTGGTTGAGGTGGTGGTAAAATGCTATCTATGTTCTTCACATCAAGTGCATCGTACATTCTTCGGTACGCTTCGTACTGATTATGTATTTGTGGGTTGGCTTGTGCTAGTTGCAACTGTGTTTGTGCCAATGAAAGACGTTGTGCCATAGAGAAAATATTCGGATCAGACACTGGAAGTATGTCAACACGCCCATCGAAGTCTTGTTGCATGATTTCTGGTGCAACATTACCTACAAAATACGGGTACGGAACTGGATTTTCTGAAAAAATCTCTGCTAACATACGAAATTCTTGTTTCTGTGCGTAATGTAAACGCTTGTGTATGCTAGAAATAATCTTTGAGCCTTGTTCTATTAACGCAACTGTAGTTCCAACTGGTGCTTGAGAGTTAACATCACTAATTTTTGCGTCTGCAACTTGTGCAAAACGTCTACCAGAGTCAACAACTACACCTAGAAGTTGTGCTAGTGTAGCTGATGGCTCTTTGTATGGCAGTGGGATGATGGAGTTTTTAAGGTCTCCACCTGGGACATCGATGTCTCTGAACTCACCAGGATTAAGAGGCTCGTCATCATTACGAATACGAACACCCCTAGCTTTGAAACCCGCGGGAAGATTTGATAAAGTACCTGCATCTATTAATTGCCTCAATATTGAGGTGGCTGCACGAGACAAACCACCGATTGTATGTAATAGTCCGAAACCATAAAATCCAAAACCAGGTAAAAACTTGAAATGAACAAAGTATTGTCTCTTTCGTTTTAACGGATCTTGCTCTCTAAAGTTTCTAACCACTGATAAAACTTGATTTGAGCCTTGATCGATGGTGACAATATAAGGCAACATAATACCCGAAGGCTGCCCTTGACTATCCATATCTTCAAAGCCTTCCAAGTCCAAGTCAACATGGACTTCAAGTAAGGTGTAACTGTCGTCTGAATAATTAGGATATAATCCTTGAAGCTCATCAGTAGCTTCTTGGATGGCTCCTTCATCTCCTTCAGAGTCCTTTGCAGATAATTCAACATCTTTATACACTCCCGCAACTTGTAGTTTACGGATATCATTGTAACTCATTCGTACCATGTGTGTAACTCGCTCTGCCGTTCTAATATCAGAAGCAGAGTACGGAACTATTAAATCTTCTGCTGGTACAAACTTAGATACCGCTCTTTGTTTTGTAGGATCAAAGTACACTTTCTTGAAAGTAGAACCAGTAAGTGGTAAATAAAACAACATCTGATCCGTGTCTTGATCGTATTCTTCCATGACTTCAGTGATCTGATAGTTCATGTAATCTTTTATTCTCTGTGCTTGATCTTCTGTTTCTTTAGTAGCAACACCAAGTATCTGTGTTTTTATTGGACCACCACTTGGTAACATTTCTTTATATGCTTGTGATTGAAACTGTGTTGTTGCTTCTGATAACAATGGATGTGTTACACCACTTGCACCTAAAAATGGATCGCTTCTGTCTTCGTAGTTTATACCAAGCAAGTTTAAACCTTTGGCTATGGCTTCTTCCCAATCTGATCTTGATTCTAGGTCTTCTTTTACTTTTGCTTGTAATTCAGATGCAATAGACGATAGTACACCATCTTCTAAAACTTCTGCTAAGTTCGCTTCATGATTATATGGCTCTGCCATAATCGGGATTTGTTCTTCACCTAAATCAAGTTCAATACCCTCTGGCAATTCATCTACATCATCTTGTATTTGTAAAGCGAGTTGATCTTCCATGGACATAGGCTCACCGCCTGCTCCCATAGATTTTTCGACCATGCCTGCAATATCTCTTGGTTGTTCTGCCATTAACTTGCCTTTCTCCTAAGATCTATATAACCACCTTTTGCTCTAAAAGTAAATTTACCTTCTGCTAGTTTTCTTCCTTTTGATCCAGGTGATAGATCAATAACAAATTGTACTGGTCTATTCAACTGTGCACTTTTAGTGTTATCTTTAGAAACCATTTCAAAAATTCTGTCTCTATCAACTGTTGCACCAGCATCTTCAAATCTTTTTGCTACAGTGTTTAATGTACTACCATAAGTTCCTAAACCAAAAGTTTTCTTAAGTCCTTGTATAGTGCTATCCTCTTTTGCTCTTGTTGCCCACAAATCTTCTCTGTGTGGTACAACAATACCAACAATCGGTTCTTTGTACAATTCTTCAAATCTAGGGTCTGTTAGCTTATGAATTAAAGATTGCAACAAGCCTCTTGATGTCTGTGCCATGGTAGCATTGTTCGGTGCTCTAGTATATTTCTTGTTATCGTTGATGTGAGCGTATAATCTCATGGCTGCTTCTTTTAATTCACTAGGAGCATAGTTGTATTCTTTTGCATTTTGTTCTGCATGTTCTAATAATTTCTTAAATCTTCTATCTATCTCTGCGTTGTTATCTGCTCCAACTTCATTGTCTTTCATTTGTTTTTCAAGAGCAGGTAGTTGTTTTTCAAGTTTTGTTTTTTGAGCTAATATTTTTTCTGCTCTAGTCTTATCACCTTCTAAGAAACCTTTGTAACTAGGTGATAAAAAAAGTTTATACACACTTGTTAAATGAGGACGATATGGAATTGATGTAGTGCCAGGAGCGTAATCAGTGTCCTCGTATGGCACTGGAGTTAAACTCAACTGTATCTGACGAAGTCGATCTGCCTCTCGACCTGTAGGTAAATTTCTAACAAATCTACTTAAAAGAGATTGTTCTTGTTCTAATCTTTGTTCTTTCTTCTCTCGTATACCCCCTTGCACTCCAGAGTACGCATAAATTTTTTCATTTTTTAACATAGATCCGATCAAAAGTTTTTTCTTTAGAGCATCTTTATCATCTAACCCAAGTTTTTTTGAGTATTTATCAACGACCTCTCTTCCCATTCCTCGTCCTCTTTGATCGTCTATTGTTTCCATATACTCTTTGTAGTTACCATCTTCTGGAACAAAACCTATATTAGCTGATACCTTATCTATAATTCTAGATAACTCTTTTTCTACATCTTTCTTTACTTTTGGTGGTATGAGATTTTCTATATCTGCTAAAATTTTATCATACTTGTGATTAAAATATGCAGGAAAACGCCCTATTGCTCTATCTTGTGCTCCTTCTCTTTTAGCACTTTCGTCAGCATGTCTGTCTTGAATTGCATCAAAATCTATTGAAGAAAGCTCCGTCTTAAATTTATTAGCCATGTATGATCCGATTTCATGTCTTATAACATTCAATGCTTGTTCATTAACGGCTTCGTTTACACCTCTTTCTAAAGTAGATTCCATTGTCTTTATTATAGCGTCTGTTAAATCAGCTTCACTTACAGGCCCACGAAAACCAAATTCAGAGTCTGCTTGTTCTCTAAAAGTATCATCAGAATCTGCTAATACAGACGATATTTCTGAATAATTATAACCTTTTTCTACTAAGTTTTGATTCAGTAATTCTTTGAAAAAATCTTCTGGTGTGTTTATGTAAGGATCTGTTATTTCTCTTTCTTCCTTACCATGAGCATACATAAGACCCCTTTTTGAAAGATCTCTAGATTGTTTTTCATCACTGGTTTGTTTACCAAGCTCACTAAAACTATCACCTGGACTTGTTTGATAGTTTGATCTGAGAGGCATGTGGCCCACTAGAGTTTTTATAAGAGTCGATGTTGGCTTTTCTTCGTTATACTCTATTGGAAAACCAAGTTGATTTATATAAACTTCATTCTGATCTCCAATTAAATTGTAGTCATTTAATATAAGCCGTCCTTGTTTATTGTATTTAGGAGAAGCAGCTGCAATTTTTTTATTCGTATCAGAAACTGGTGTTCTTAATTTAGTTCTCCCTATTTCTTTTAAAATTACTGCAGCTAATCTATCTGGTGCTGGTTTACTAAACTCACCATTCTGTGCCATTTGAAAACCATCAAAATCTCTCATGGCAGTTTGACGAGGGTCATTACCAAACTGTGTTCCTTCAAACTGATCCATAGCTTCAAGACCAGATCTAAAGTTTTCTGCCATTGTTTCATAGTCGTTATCTGTAAACAGAATACTTTCTAACATAGATTCTGCTTTATTCAGTCTCTCGTTTGCTAATTGTCTTCCACTAACTGATCTTTCTTCTTTAAGCCTGCCATATGCTTTTACATAACTCATAACATTTTTAGGTAGAGATTTTCTTAAAGTTTTCAAATCATCTAAAGTTACATTTTGTATTTTAGATATCTCCATAGGAGCAGTTCTAGTGGCTTGAAATCTATCTATTTGATTGTTTATTTTTTCTAATTCTTCTTTTGCTAAATTTACTTTCTTTTCTGCTTCTTGAAAAAGTTGTCTTTTTCTTTGTAAATCTTGATTAAATTGTGAAGGAGCATCATCATCTGACATTTCTTGATCCATAGAATCAAGAACTCTAATCTTGTTTCGTTCACTTGGTGTAAATAATCTATAAGTAGGCCCACTGTCTCTACCTGTAAAAGGACCACTGGTTGTAGTTAAAGTTCTTATTGGTCGTTTGTCTGTGGGTCTTGCTCCACCAGAAAAAGTTCTAGTTAAATAAGGATCATTACCTCTTAAAGCCGTGTCAATAGCACCAGAAAATAACTCTGGTATTCCACCATATTCTACTGGTGTACCATAAGCATATTCTGGTTTTGCGAAATCTAATAAGTTTTCATAAGTTCTTGTTACGTCTGATTGTATCTCTTCAACTATGGCATATAATTTACCATCTGCTCCTCTTACAATCATGGCTCTGGTGTAACCAAAACCCTTGTTATAATAATCGTGAGGTAAATTTAGTTCTTTTTCTCCAGCTTCCTTGTCCGTGTCTAGATTCTCTTCTATTGTTTTATCATTTAGTTTAGTTTTTTGTTGAACGGCTTTTATAACTGGACTGTTTGTTAAAGAACCAGCTTTTAATGATTCTTGATCTGGATTCACTGCAATAACACTTATGTTGTCAAACTCAAAGGCTCTTCCACTACCAAGGCGTTGAGCATCTGGATCTCGGTTCTGTCTAAATTTTATTATCGGATTACCATTCACATCTGTTCCAGCAACTTCTTCGTTGATTGGCTTACCAGTGACTGTGGCAAAAGAACTAAATATTCTTTGTCCAGAATATCCTAATTCGTTGTCAATCGTACCTGGAGGAGCTAAACTTGGGTCTGCTAATATCTCTCCAGCACTAAGGGCAAAATTTCTAAAAGGTCCGTTTGTGGCTCTGTTCTGAGAACTTCTAACTTCTAATCTAACGGTTGGACGCATCTGGTCAAACTCGTAGATAATCTCTTCCATAGTTTTAGTTTCATCTTTATTTCGTACAAGATACTCTTCTAGTCCAGAAACAAATGCCTCACCACCTCTGTTATGAATAATCAAGTCACCTTGTTCATTTGGTGCATCAAAAACTGTGGCTATCGCCTTGATTTTTTTAGGCACTGTTGTTTTGACTGCTATCTTATCTATATTAGGAATAGATCCATAATCTGGCTTACCATCTATCTTTGGCGCTGCCTTAACTGCTTGACCAAATTCTTTTCCTTTACCCTCTATAGGTATATACTTAACTTCGTCTTGAACTGTTTCTGTGTACTGTTCTCTTCCAAGAAACCCAACAGATCCTTCTTTCTTACGTTCTTGTGCTCGAAGTTCATCGTAAACTTGAGAAACTTTTATTGGTTCTTTTAGTCCAAACTTGTCCCCTAGTTTTGTTAGTTTGATCCTCAATGGAGATACAACTGGATCTTCTGGGTCAGTAAATCTTTCTTTGTTTTTGGCTATTGCTATCTTGTTTTTAATTCTTGCTTTCTTTCTGGTTTCTATATTTATTCTGTCTTGATCGCTAACAGCAGTTTTTAATTCTTCTTGAGCTATATCTTCAGCATTTTGCTCTATGGCTTTTATTTCTTCTTCTGCTACCTTTTGCACAGATGGATTACCAACAGAACCGCCCTCAAGATCTTTACTAAAAAATGTTTGATCCTCATCAATGTTTGGATCAGTGTCTTTCGTGATCGATAAGTTACCATCAACCTTTTGTTGTGTTGTTAATTCTGTACCACTTTGTCCAGCAGCTTCGTTCATTAATATTTCAGCCGTACCTGCGGGTACATCCTTTGCTCTGTATTTAGCAAAACTAGGTCCGTACAAAGAAGCGGCAGTCTGCATGGCTAGTTGTTGAGAAGGTGGCATACCTCCAGGCCCCATGGTATCACCAATCAAACCTGCAATCCCAGGTCCTTGACGAAATGCTTCGATAGCCGTGGTTGTTCCTCCACCCATCGTACCACCAAGAACCACACCCTCTAATAATCTGTCGGCAACTTGTTCACCAGTATATTCACCACCAGTCAAGGCAGTCGAACCAACAACCACGCCTTCTTGCAATCCTTCGGTTCCACCCTCAAACGCTACAGATTTACCAATCCGTCTTCCAATCTCTTTTGCTGCATCAATTTTACCCGCCTCACCGAGCTTTTTTATTAGATCTTTACCAGTAATTGTAAGTAATTCGTCCTTCGGAATCACTCTTCCAGCACCAAATCTGTCCAAAAGTGCGATGATTGTGCCTGCTCCAATGGCTACAGAATCATTATAACTACCAGTTTTTTGCTCCATTTCCTCGGCAACTTCACCAGTTCCCACGATTCCAGAGCCTAAAATGGTCGCTCCACCTATCAAAGCTGCAGCTGGTACGCTAAATGGTGCAGTCAAAGCAGACGCTAAACCACCACCAAGTGCGATGCCACTTGTTGCTATATTTTCACCAGTTTTCTCGGCTACCCATCCAATCGCATCGCTCAAACCACCTTGTTGGTAGGCTTCACGAAGTCCCATGGTGTACTGAGGCTGATAGTTACCCTCTTTAATGTCTTTATCTTGTTGTGCTACAACTTCTCTACCATAATTAAAAAGAGACTCAATCCCAGTTCGTGAACCAATAACCTCGAGACCTTTACCAAAAAGTCTTTGTGCTTGGTCTATACTATACGCAAATGAGGAATCTCTCGTTGCCATTATGTAATCCTAGTTGTTCTCTTTTTCTCTGGTAACATTATATCAGAATAACGATTTTTTACAGTATAACCACCCATTTTTTTCTTAAACAAGTTTAACTGCTTTGGTTTAAAAGGTTCTTTCATTTTAGCAGGACCCTTGGTCGATGGTACGGCTTTCCCTTTTGGTGGTATTACACCAAAAAATTTACCTGGAACTGGCTGCCCTCGTCCCGCTAATTCTGCATAAGCTCGTCTTCTATCTGCTTCATCTGACATTAATAGACTCCTTTGAATGTTCCACCACGATTTTTCATTACACCACCCATGTTCAGTTTTTTACCAATATACATCTTGCTTCGTGGACCTTTGTTCAAACCAGGTGCTCCACCACTAATCTTTTTTAACGTCTTGATCTTTATCTCACCGCCTAACGGACCAGTAACCGTGGCTTTTTCTAATTTTTTACTTAGCTTCTCCAGTCGTGGTGCAGACTGTACTGTTTCTTTCGCTGTTTCAATTCTTTTTTGTTTTACTTTCTGATAAAACTTTTTTTGTGATGCTCTGTTCTGTGCTTTTCTTTTTTCTTTTTTGGCTGTCTGTTTCTCTGCCTCTTGTTCTGCTCTAAACTTTTCAGTAACAGCGGCAAAGTTGTAAGGGTCATACATGACTTTTTCTCTTTTTGTTCGTCTTGTCATTAGTAGTATTCCCTTTTGTTTCTCGGATACCAGTCTTCGCCTTCGTCTTCTCCGTCTAGTGAGATAAACCCACCTTGCCTAAATCGCATAATTGCCATTGTCATACTATCACAATAGTCATCATGGTCTCCGTTTGGAAAAGATGCTACTTCTTCTATTACATCCTCTGCAAACTTCTCTCCACTAGGATACCACACTTTTCCCGATTCGAAAATAGGGGATACAATGTGCATCCTCGTGGTTTTGTCTAAGTTACCCGCCTTTCGTCTTCCAGGACTGAATGTCAGAACTGGGAGGTTTTGTAACCTTAACTCGTCTGCCAAGGGTTGTCCACTTGCTTTTGCCTCGATCAACATCATGTCGGGTTCCCAATAATCGTTCTCTTCCAACGCTATCTCTTTCAATTCTGGAAAACTCCAACGACCTTTCTTCGCATCTAACATTATCAAATGTTGTTCACCATTCCTTTTTGGCTCAAATACACCCCAAGTTGTAATCGCACTATAGTCTGCTGTCTCTTTTTTAGAGTATGCTGTATCATAACTTTGGATTATATAATCTAATTTCGGCACTTCTTTTTCTTCCCACGGAGTCCACCACTCCCTTTTTATCATCGCAGTTTCTTCAGACGTAGGATTCTGTTGCCACTGTGCGTTCCATTTCATAGGTGACAAGGATGCCTTGACTTTTAACAACTCGTCCTTGTTCCAGAACTCGGGCCACAACAATTTATCATTCGGTAAAATCGCTGGGAACTCTACAACTTCCCATTGATCCGACATACTATCCTTTGCTTGTGCTTGTATTAATCTGCCTGTCAGATCCTTCTTTGACCATCTTGTTTGCACAATGATGATGGTTCCCCCAGGTTGTAATCTCTGCCGTGGACCTGATGTGTACCACTCGTAAGTATTATCATAAGCAGTCGCGGACAGTGCATCTTGTTCCGAGTGCGGATCATCAATAATCAATAAGTCTGCTCCACGACCAGTCATCGCTGCTCCAACGCCTGCTGCAAAGTATTCACCACCAGCACTTGTCTCCCATCGACCCGCGGCTTGACTGTCTTGCTTCAAATCTGTGTCTGGAAAAACTTCCGTGTACACTGGATCGGCAATCAAGTCCCTAACCTTACGACCAAACCTCACGGCAAGTTCTGTATTCATCGTGGCTTGAATAATCTTTAACTTTGGATTACGGCCCAAGAACCACGAGGGCATGAGATAAGAAGCCATCTCTGATTTTGAATGTCTGGGTGGCATGTTTACGATAAGTCTTTTTAACTTACCTTCAGCGATTAGCTCCAATTTTTCTGCAATGATTTTATGATGTCGTCCAACGATAAAATTCTCATATACATGTTGGGCATATGCCAAGAAATTTTTTTGAGCTATATCTCGGGTGTCCAGTTTGTTTTTCTGTTGCTCAAGCAGAAACACCTCATGTAACACCTCTTTGGGTAAAGCATCTAGGTTCATGCCCAAACGATAATATATCTGAATGAATTTATCAACCCTACTATACTACATGTGTCTAGTAACACCACCGTGTAATTTAGGGGGGTGGGGGTGTAAAATTACTGACGAGTCACAGTCGTTCCTCGTCAGTAACCCCAGTTTTATGGGAGTTGCAGCGAGTTTGGAAGCCACCAGGTGCGTGTGCCTCGGTAAAAGGCACAGAGACTCGCAGTGCTCGTTTTATCTCTGTGCCTTTTGGAACTTGTCTGTGAGTCGCATCTAGCGACTCACAGTGTGTGTTAGGCTACCTCCTTCTCGCCTTCTAGCTTACGAAGGTACGACTTCTGTACCATGACGTAGTTGCCGTCTAGACTGTCCATAAGCCTTGTGATGACTTGCTTGACCACATCTTGGACAATCTCCTCATCAATTCTACCTTGAAGAGTATCGAGATCGTTCTTCATATCTTGAATCGTTGGGTTGTCATCAACGACATCTTGGATTCTGTTCTCGACTTGCTCGTCAATGTATTCCGTAATGGAATCTTGGATTTGATACGACATAGCATTTCTCCTTTTCTCTTGCGTTATCGATACTAATGTTATATAAGATTTTATGGGATATGTCAACAATAAAAAAGAACTTTCGATTAACATGTTAACTAATTATTTACCGAAGCCTCTTGACAGTCGCCCTTCGGGGGTGCGTTGCCTCGGTTAAAGGTGCAGAGAATCGCAAAGTTATTGTTGTTTCTTGATCTTGCGATTCTCTGCATTGAAACTTTTTTAAAAAAAGCAAAGAAAGGTGTTGACTTATGGGATATCCTGGGATATATTATATAGACATTAACGGCAAGAAGGAGATAGATATGCCACAAAAAATAATAAAAGAAGACTCACCTTTTGAGTTTTTAGGTCAACACTTAGAGGTTGCCTATCGTAGAGGCGAGTTGCTCGGTTATAAAAAAGCCATCTTAGAACTGACTAAACTAGAAACTAAGTTGGAAGAAGAACTTAAAAAGATGGAAGGACAATTAGATGAAGTCTATTCACAAGACAAATAGAAAAGGAAAACGAGCCGTGCATAAAAGAAGAAAGCACGGCAAGTGGTCGAACACCTTTGTTCAGACCACGACTTACTCAACCCGAAGATAGCTTCTCCTTTAGCTAGAGAGCCACAACAGAAATGTTGTGGCTTTTTTTTGTACCCCCAAAACCAGAACAATCCAGGCATCTGGGTCCGCCAGATCTTCCAGCGTTCTGGTTCTTGTCAAAAGTTGCAGAGGTTCGCAAACTCCCTCTGCAACTCCCCCCGAACCAGGGAAGCAGTCGCCGCTGCAGCCGTGTCGCCTCTGTAAAAGTCGCAAAGGATCGCAGACCCTTTGCGACTAAATCAACTCTTTTGATTCGCAATAACCCTCCCACCCAACCCTTTTATTATATCAGAAAAAATGGGATTGTCAAGGATTTTATTTTATTTTTTTTGCTTTATTCGGGTTGACTCATGGGACTAAATGGGATATATTAACCAGGCCTAACAACGAAAGGAAAGAAAATGAAATCTTATAAAACCAACGTCATGGACTTTGACGATAAAACTTTAGTCCAACATCATCAAACTATAATCATAGAACATGATTATACTAGTGGGACAATCACTTTAAATAATGGGGGGTGGTTTTCAAAAACCACCAAAGATAGATTAAATAGTTATCTAAGACCTTTTAAATATAATGTGTTCCAAAAAAACTTTGAATGGTTCGTGATGACACCGAGCCTACAAGTTATACCTTATCAAAACCACATGACCCTCGAGGTCTAACCAAGAAGCACCCCCTTCGGGGGTGCTTCTTTTTTCTTGCCTCCGTTTACATTTCCTCATGTGGGGTTGCAAAGGTGCAAAGATTCGCAAAACTCATCTTTGCAAAATTGATGCCACAACTCGATTCGCACACCCCAAACAATCCTCCAAACTCCCGAAGGTCAAAAGTGCCTCGGCTTCGGGGGACACCGAGAGGGACGCAAGGTGCTTGGACGCAAGGAACTCGCAGAGTTTACCACCCTCAAACAAATATAGAACCGACTTAGAAGATGCACGAACCAAGAAAAAAGAAACGTAATTATTGGCTTTTAGCCTCAAATGTGTTGAAATTTGTGAAGGTTCAACCTTGAAAGTGTTTCCTTTTGTGGGGGATTTTAACTCAAGAAAAAGAGGATATTTATCATTGATAATTATGACATCTGGAAAACCACTATTGAACTTATTTTCTATTCTTTGGATAAATGTACCTTTTGGCAAATTATCTTTTATTGATAAAAAAAAGTTTTTTTCTGTCATTTGGTGCTTGACCTTTATGGGATTATGTGGGATAACATTTGTATAGTTTATTATAGCGAAAGGATAATAATATGGAAGTAGTAATAACACCACAAGACCAACAATGGTTTTTAAGTGGGTTGTATGTTCTTGAAACAATAGTAGATGAACAAGAAGAAACAACCGAATATGTTCAACAAAATTTTAGAAAGGAAAATTATGAAAGCTATACTAATTAATCCCGAAGAAAGAACGATCCGTCATGTTAGTTATGATGGAGATTATAAAAGCATTTATAGATTAATAAGATGCACTATGTTTGAGGCAGTTTATCCATTTGATAATGGAGATACTCTTTGGATAGATGAAGAAGGTTTACTAAAAGAAAGTAACTTTGCTTTTAATATTAGAGCCGATAATCCAAAATTTAATCAAACGATTATGGGAATGGCTTTGGTTTTAGGCACAGATGCAGAAGGCGAAAGTGTTGAATGTTTGTCTAGTTTAGATGACATAAAAAGCAGAATTAACTTTCAAGGTAAAGTTGCAATCGAGCATGGTGCAGATGGTTTTACCATAATCCCTTGGGAGAAAAAACTTATTGATGATGAGTATCATGCAAAACTTATGGCTCTTCATGCAAAAACTGAAGGGAGTGCTTAATGCCAAAATTTTATGAATGTTGTCTTTGTGATGGTCTTATAGATCATCACAAAAATGCAAAGGGCGAAACTTATTGGACAAAAGGACATAATGCTCAACCTATCAAAGAAGGACAATGTTGTGATTGGTGCAATGCTCATGTTGTCTTACCGAAAAGATTTGAAAACATAATGAAAGGAAATTTCAATGAAGAAAATGCACAAAGCTAAACAGAGATCTAACCAACACAAGAGAAAACATAATCCGAAATCAACACACAGATCGGGAATTATTGTTGGGAAGAGGAGCAATGTTGGTGCTATTCAAAGTGCCTTCGCAAAGTAGCAGTTATCAAAGTAGGACACGGATTTATTCGTGTCTTATCTTGAAAATTGCAACAACCAACGAAAGGAAAAGATATGCAGATTTCAAAACTAGAGGTAAAAAATATCTCACACTATGCAAGGGGTTCAGAAGAAACTCCTTGTTATAATGCCACAGTATATATCAATGGCAAGAAAGCAGTTGAAGTATCTAATGATGGACATGGTGGAAGTGATAGACAAGACACCTATCCCGAAAGTGGTTTTAGACTTCAAGACATTGATAAATGGTGCGTTGAAAAGTTTGGTCAAGAAACTTGGGAATATAATGGAAAAACTTATTCCACAGATCTAGACCTAGAGCATTACTGCCACCAAGAATTATATAATTGGCTTGATACTAAAGAGTTGAAAAAGGAAATGAAAAAGCAATATCTTTGTGTAGATAAAAAAGACGACAAAGAATTTTTAGTTGCTTGGAAAAGACCTATTTCAAAAGTGATTGATGATGATGGCTTTCAGAATTGGCTTAAAAAGAATCAACCACACATGGTTGGAAAGTGTCTTAACTTTTTACCATTCGATCAAGCATTAAAACTATTTAAGGAGTATACATAATGGAAGAAGTAAGACCAAGCAGTTTAGAATTAGCAAAGGCTTTAGAAAATTTTATTTACAATGAACTTGATGTGATTACAGAAAGTGAATGGTTTGCAGAAAAAATTAATAATAAAGTCGCAAAAAAAGAAACTCCTCTAAGAGTAAATGTTGACTATGTGGTTCAGAGACTTGAGGAAATTGTAAACTCAGATCACACAAGTGCAGTAGAGTTTTTAGAAGAGTTAAAAGAAAATCTTGATAACCATGAAGGGAAGAAAAATGGGTAGATATTATGATGGCGACATTAACGGCAAATTTTGGTTTGCCGTGCAGTCAAGTGAAGATGCCGATTTCTTCGGAGTGCAAGGAGAGGCAAGGTTTTTGAGTTATTACTTTGACGAGGATAACAAGAAAGATGTTCACAGAGGTTTACTCGAGTGTGATAGACACTTGGGTAAATACAGAAAACTCTTAGATGAATTTTTTGAAAGTCGTGAAGGTTATAATAACAAAACACTTGCAGAGTATCTAAATGAAAAAGCACACCCTACAAATCATACTGAGGAAGGTGTTCGTTATTACTTGGAATGGTATGCAAGACATATGCTTGGGAAAAAGATTTATGACTGCATACTTGAGCAAGGCGATTGTAGTTTTGAGGCAGAGTTATGACTGCAACCGAATTGAAAGATTTTAAAGATGGAACTTATGATGCTTTAATATATGGCATCAGAAGTGAAACTAATAAATCTCATTATTACAAGCAAGGCTATGACTTTGGTCTAGTCTTGTTTGCAGATCAAATAGATCAAGAGGTAGAAAATGCTTAAACACCTAGACTTATGTAGTGGTATTGGTGGCTTTGCCGTGGGTTTTTCCATGGCAAAGTTATCTAAGCCTATGGCTTTTTGTGATACCGAAAAGTTTTGTCAGAAAGTTCTTGCTAAAAACTTTCCAGGAATTCCAATCTATGATGATGTAAAGGAGATCGCAGATGACCCAACAAGATTTATTTCAGAAAGACCCGATATCCTCACAAGTGGATATCCGTGCCAACCCTTCTCAACAAGTGGCAAAAGACTCGGCACAGAAGACCCTCGCCACATCTTTCCGTACTTGCATAAACTTATTGAACAAATCAGACCCACTTATTGCGTTTTCGAAAATGTTTATGGACACCTCTCATTGGGACTTGACGAGGTATTGTTTGCAATGGAAAGCCTCAACTACCATACGAGGACATTTGTACTTCCGTCTAGTGCAATCGGAGCAAGACACAAACGAGAAAGATTGTGGATCATCTGTAGAAACTTGGGCGACCCCGACAACTATGGATTCCCTTCCTCCAAGAAGTGCAGAGGCGACCAAGAAGATGCAAGAGGGACACCGAAAGGGACGGAAGAGACCGAGCAACTTGAGGGAACAAGTAGATCCCAAGACTATGGAGATGTATCCGACCCCTACGACCAAGGGTTTTGGACACGCCTCGGAGGGACAGACAATGATCTTCAGAAAGAAAGTGGAGAGAGGGGAACTCACGGAAGCAGAAGCACAAGCAATGATGAACGGAGTGACCTTGAGACCACCACGAATGGAAGAGTGGAAGTTTCCAACACCGAACTCGGGACTGAAGAAACACAGTTACAACGGAAACAATCAATATTACGAGAAGAGACTGAAGGACGGCAGACAGATCGATCTAGCTCACAAGATTTATCAGATCGAGGGAGATGCAAGATTGAACTGCGATTGGACGGAGTGGCTAATGGGGTATCCTATTGGTTGGACGAGCCTCGAGGAGTCCCAAGAATAATTGTAGATCAAAAAGATCGTGCAAACAGACTCAAAGCATTGGGTAATGCAATCGTTCCACAAAATGCAATGTTAATTGGATTAGCAATTAAGAAGGAGATTGAAAATGGAACTCAATGAATATCAGAAAGGTTGGCGATATCTTGTTTGGGTTGGTGGTGTTGATGATGCTTTTGTCCACTACCAAGATGCTTTGGATAGTTACAATAGTTGGACTAAACAAGGTTATGATGATGTCATTCTATCTAAACTAAATAAAGATGATACAGAGGAGATCATCATAAATGCAAACTATCAAGAACCAAGAGGATTAGAGATAGTCCGTTGCAAAAATGGTGTTGGAGAGTGGGAGATATCCCCTCTTCATGAAACCTTCGATACTAGAGAACAAGCAGAGGAACGATTAAAAGAGTTGACTTCTGAATAAT